AAGTTTTTTAAGTGTATCTCCAAGTGAAGGGGAAGGTAATGCTCAAGTAGTTATCAATGTTAAGGAAAATGTGTCTCTAGATGAAAGGTCTGAGAGCCTCAATATCCGAACAAGTAATGGAGTAGAGAGAAGAGTAATGATTATTCAGGATCCTGGCATGATCTTCTTCCCTACTATGAATGTATCTGGCATCCAGGTAGGACAAGGTAAAAAGAAGTTTGCTCCTTTAGATCACTACCCTGTGATATCTCCTCAGAGTGATAGGAATTGGTTGGTAGATAGTATTAATATAGGGAACCTATTATCGAGCCTTATGAATGGTGGAGGGATAATAGCTTTTCGATTAAGGATTCTTATGAGAAGAAGTTTCTTTGAGGAATACTTCTTTGATGTTAATCAAGATGGTTCTACCTATGCCCTTGAGGATAAGAGAAAAGAATTAGAGGACCTTGATAGACAATGGTATCTTAAAGATGATTGGTCTTATGCAGGTTGTGATTGGAATATGGATTATCCTGGATATCAAACTTTACCTTCTGCTACTTTAGATTATGATAATGGGGAAGGAGAATATAAGACTTTATTTGAATGGAGATTCCCGGTTGGATCAATAGACATATTACCTCAGTAATTGGGTCTTGGTAGGCCCTTAATACGGGGAGGTAAAAAGTTGTGGTACTAAAAATTTGTATTTACCTTCAAGGTATCTCCTTAATGTGAAAGCCCAAAATCATGGTATACTAAAAACGGACTGGGAAGTTTTGGTATGCCCTTATCACGAGAAGGTAAATTTTGGTAGTACTAAAAGGGGCTAAGGGGATTTAGAGATGCCCTTAATACGGGGAGGTAAAATCATGGTATACTAAAAAGGGGGAACGGTTACGTTAATTTTAACATTTGAAAAATAAAGATAAGGGACAATGTTTTTATTGTCCCTTTTTATTTTAGTCTTTAAAATACTCGTTTTCTTTGTTATTTAAACTTTCTTTTGTGTCTCTATACATTTGCTTAATTAAAAGAAATAATGCAGCAAATAAAGCTATATTCAATAATATCATAACATTTTGATTATAGGGGGTATTTTAAAAATACCCCCTTTTTATTATATTACTTATTTACTTGCACCTTTTACTATCTCTAAACCTTTTTTCAAAATGGTTTTCTTTTCTTCTTTAGTGTTTTCGCTTGCAATAGAAGCAAATGAAAAATCATTTAAAACGTATGCAGATTTATAAAAATCTAAAAAAGCACTAATTAGTTTTTCGGATTTATTTTCTACTATAGTAGAAAGCATAGAGTAAGTGTAATTTCTTATTTTCTTCCTTGCTGCCTTTTTCTTTTTTTCATCCATTCCCTCAAACAAACTATTTTTATAAATTTCTGTTTTTTGTCCTAAAGAAGTTTTTAAAAGTCCGTTTGTTTTTTCTTTAGTTGTTTTAAACAACTCATTAAATGAAATAGTTGCATTTGCTTTACTTGTTGCAATTGCTTTTTCTGCACTTACGTTGTTTACTTTTGTTGTTGCCATAATAAAAATACATTTAGTTTTTATGTTTATTTTATTATTTCCTTTTCTCTATAAAACTAAATGATTTATAAGAAAAAGAGAAAAGAATTTGTTTTATTTCTGTATTGCAAATATACGAACTTTATTTTAATCTACAAAATTTTTCGAGATTTTTTTTTGAAAAATATTTAGAGGATTTTTAATCCTCTAAATTAAATCCCGTTAAGTCTGTAATATCTTCTACATCTTTAATTAACTCAAAGACTTCATCTAAAGTTATACATGTTTTCTTTAATAAATAAGATGTTAACTTTTTAGCTGCACTTAATGAAGAAATAGCATTAATAAGATAATACTTTTCATTGTTTGTAATAACTAAATACTTTTTCATAACTCTATTATCTTTTTTGTTTTACTGATACAAAGATAAAGCCTTTATTTGAATTGTGCAAATATTTTAGAGAAAAATTTTCAAGAAAATGATGTTTTTAAAAATCAAAATTTTCAAAATTAAAATTTGCAAAAAATCTAAAAATTGAGAGGTTTTGAGATTGCACCCTAAAAAGTAATTTAAAATTTGCACTTAAATTTGGGGGTACGTTCAGGCTTAAAATCACGCACGCTTTGTAGCTATATAATTACCTGTATGAATAGAGAATAGGTTGTTTTTAGATTAAGTATAGGAGTGTACTCCATAGGCCATTAATGGTACCCAGTAGTAAATATCCCATATTCTATTCAATTGCATAGGAGCCATTAGGAGAGTATTCTAGAAGGCTAATAGGTAGAGAGGTATTATGGCTTAATTACCTAATATAAGGCCATAGATAGCGATTTTGAAAATAGGTGTTAGGTAAGAACATAAAAAAGGTCCAGTACCAAAGTTAGGCCTGGACCAAAGTTAGGCTTAGTAGGATTAATTAGCAAGTGAAAGGAACTGTTACCGTAACCGATGTAGACCATATATGTATTAGGGGCATTTCTAGTGAAGCTTCAGGATCGAAAGGAAATACCTGATGTAATTGATTAGAGATTTCTAAGGATTCCTCTGGAGTAAGTGTATCGGGATCCTTAATGGTAAAGGCCCATAGGTGAAAGCCTTGTTCCTCATGGTCTATAGTGTTAATGGATACCAGAGTTAACCGTTCTGGGATTTGGGTTTCCTGGATTTCAGAAAGAATAGGATAAATGTAATCCTTAATCCCCTGTTCGAAATGGGGATAGGAATCAGGTGCAGCAATTAATGATAAATTAATACTCTTTGCAAAATTAAATTCAGTGTTTAAAATACTTGTTCTCATAATGTCTATATTTAATTAGTTATTATTACAATGCAAATATAAATATAATAGATTATATATGCAAATCCTCAATTACCTTATAGGAGTACCTAAAGGCCTTAATAATTGTATTTGCCTTGAGGGCCATGAATGGAGATTGCCATAACACAATAAATCCTAGAAACCTTGTAAATAATGCTAATTAAATTACTTAGCTAATTTATAACAAAGCTCTAGGACCTTATTACCTATTTCCTAATAATTACCTTATCAATATTAATTATAACCTGACCTTTGGATATATCGGATATATCCTTACCTTTCTTTAATAAATAACTTATACTACCCATAGGTATATTATATTCTCTACATAGTTCATCCCAAGTTTTATAATTTACCTCTTCTTGAATAGCCTTGATGAACTTAGGATTATATTCCTTTTCTTACCCCTCTTTACTTTTGGTATTATAGCTTTAGTACGCAAGGCCTTATATGGCTCCCAAGTGTATAAGTTAGGAAATAGTTGAGCAAATAGTTTGAGAGAATTAACACTACTACGTTTACCTTGAGAGTTAATCAGTTTCATCTTAGGCTTTACCTTTATGAAATGATTGGTAGTTTTGTTCAGAATCCTACCATCTGAATAGAATCGATAAGATGTGAAATCCTTGTGGGTTCGATGTTTCATATTTACCTTAAGTTTAATTAATTATGTATTATATAATAGTGCTTGGTAAGGTAATTCGGATAAGGTAAAAGGATGGAGATTAGGGGCCTTTTTATTGCCTTTTTGTGATTACCTTAAAATGAGCCAAGTAGCTCTAGAGTATAGTAGCTATATAGTAGTGTGGTATGTGGTATAGTACCTCGGTAAATATTGCCTTGGGGTACCTCAAATTTTCGAAACCCCCGGGGATACATTGTATGGGTACCTTTATATATGTATTAGATTAGTATATAGAATTGGGTTATATGTACCTTAGTTAGGATAATATCAGGATATTATTATTGTTTTTGTTTGGTTGGGAGGTAGTATTTACCTTAGGTATTATAGATACCTTTATATATGTATTAGGTATTATTATATTAGTAGATGGGTTATAGGTATTATATTATGTACCTTAGTTAGGTATTAGTATGATTATATTCATTCGATAGATTTCTTTGTTTTAGGGGCTAGATCGTTACTGTGAGTGGGATTAGTGATTTTTAGTATTATAGGTACCTTTGTATTAGGATCATTAGGATAGTGTATATTATTAGGATTAGGATTTGTGATAGGATATATCTTGTTTTGTTTGTTGGGTGGGTATGCTTGTGGGCTTGGTATATTTCCTCATTTCGTATGAGGATTAGGGTTGTGATTAGAGATAGGATTACCTTTAGTAGGTGAGATAGGATGTTCATGGTAGTGATATTATATCGATTATGGTTATATCTGTTAGGGGTATCTGTAGTATATCTCTTATCTGTAATCTTATGTGTTCGGAGTGGAGGTGGTTTTTGTTTATCTCTTGGTTGGGGTACCTTAGGTATGGGTCTAGTTCCTCAGTTCTATAGGGGATTACCATTTCTTCAGTAAAACCCTCTGTGTAGTCTTTAGTATGTCCTGGTACCTCGAAAGATACCAGGAATTTTCCTTTTGTTAGCATGGCTCTAGTTCATTAGTTAGTATTCGGATATCGGTATATTGATTCATGTATTCCTCTTCTGAGGATATGTCTAAGCATTTACATGCTATGTAGTGACCATACATTGATATACCAGATTCGTAGCCTTGGTCATCGTTCATGAAGTAAGCTAATCCTCTTCGATTGATTTCGATTACTGGGTAGGGAGGTTCTCCATTGGTTGCTTCCTTATCAAAGGTAGCGAAGTCATAAGTATCTGTGTTATCGGTCATGGTAGAAAATATTTCTATAAGCCAAGTAAAGTCCTCTAGAGGTACTCTGTCTAGCCATTCCCATCCGATTGGATATTGGTTTACTGTTATTGTTGGTTCCATGATGTTAATTGAGTTGAGGGTTAAAGGTTGGTTTATGGTGTCTGAACAAAATACAAGTTAGATTGTAATCCTGATTGATAACTCCTGCTATGATGTAGAAGTATACTGGATCTCCGGGTATGTCGAACATGAATACTGATACCATCCTACCTTGGAGTTCTATTCGTTCGATATGAGTATTTTCTAGTTTTCCGTTTAGTAGTACATGGGATAAATATTCTTTGATAGCTTGAGATTCTCTTTCTGGTTTGAAATCCCAGGTGTTCATCATATCATTAAACCATTCAGGATTATCGCAAAGTTTTATTAATTGGGTTCGAATGAATTCAGTCATGGTTATAATGTTTTAGTTGGTGATTATACTCTGGATATTTGTTCTCGTAGTATTCATAGAGATAAGTGTATTCGTCATCTCCTGACCAGCAATCTAAGAAGTATTCATATTGATCCTCTGTTGCTTGTGAGGGATGTATATGCAAAGTATATTTACAGTAATGTTCCCATACTGTTTTTGGTTGGAAATCGTTTTTAGTAGGGAAAATCATGATAACTACCACTGTAGCTATCAAGGCAATTAGTATTAATTTGATTCTAGTCATGATCATAAGGGTTTAGCGATTACTGATATAAAGCCCTGTGGGTATAGAGTATAAAGGATTTGGTAATCCCCATTTGGTAAGAATACTTTCAGGATATTTGACAGCAATGGGTAGATTTTCCATTGGTTATCTTCTAGAAAGGTTACCCAGTCCTTTATTTCATCATCTGAATAGTTTCCAGTGAGTTGAATGTGATAGGTTTTTTGATCCGGAATAAATACATTGGTTACTACCTGAATCTCATTGGATTCCTTTTTGTATTGAAGAATGGGATACCAGATGCCTTCGGTTTTCCATTTATTAAGTTGGAATAGGGACATACCCTGTTCTAGAGTGTTGAGAAGTTTATATAAATTTATCATAGGGATTATTTATTTAGTTGGTTAAATAATTCTGATACTGCAAGTTGTTGGAAGATTTCTGTTTCCCTGTGGTCTGATTCCCATTTTTCGATAGCATTGTAGATATTGGTATATTGGGATATCATGTCCTCATCTTGTTCATCGTCTTGGATAAATTCCCGGAGATGTTTTTTGAGTCCGGTTATGATATAATCCTGATGTTCAGGGATTAATTGAAGAACTCCGAATAGGATAGCCTCTACCTGTGAGGGTGAATCATCATAATATTGGTCATCAGCACCCTTTGTTAAGTCCATGTGAGAAATAATGTTTTCCCTGAGATTTTCGAAGAGAACTTCCTCTGAAGCATATGTGATGATATATCCTGAGATATAAGCAGCAAAAGGTTCATCCTCTAAGTCGATTGAATAAACCTGGATATTGGTAGCTTCCTTGTTAATGAGAAGACCATCGGAGTAATCATAAGTATAAATGGGGTGGGAAGCAAGCAGTTCCCGGATGGCCTCTAAATTTTTTAATTCTTTCATAACGTGTCTATATTAAAATTATTTGAGAAATATTTCTCATTGCAAATATACAAAATTATTTCTAAACTTGTTTTTATAACTACTTTTATTTTTATAAATAGGGAGGTTCTGGGAGGTGTTTTGAGTGCCTCCCAGAGGGTTTTGTTAATATTGCCCTGTCATAGTAATGATAATGAAAAGGGATTCATCATTGAAATGTACCTGGATAGTATCTCCATATGAGTTTGACATGTAATGATGATTAGGGTTAAGTTCTTTTAATGGGTGATGTTCATCCCAATGAGAATTAATGAATTCTATCACGTATTGTTCAAAAGCATCGGATTCTCTGCAGTAGGTTTCTACCTTTTCGTCATCGTCTATAGGATACTCCCGGAATTGGAGATTGAGAGTTCCCATGTATGATTCATCCGGATTTGAGATTTCGTTAACTGATTGAGCAGTGTAACCAAAAGCATCAAGAGTTCCATCAAAGTAACCCATAATGTGATTTGAGATTTCGTTAATAGTTGTCATAAGAAATAAGTTTTGTGACCCCGTTCAAGGTCGGTTAATAATTATATTTATTTTTCTCTTATGCAAATATAGAAATAAT